GATCTCGACGGTAAAACCTTAGTGACCGCTGGCGTTTACCAAAACGTCAAGGCAATGACTGAGAAAACGCTCGCCGATCCAGCTTGCAATAAGCTGCTTACGCACCCGGAGCGCCGTTGTGAGCAAAGCTACTTTATCGAAGAGCCGACCGGGATCACGACAAAAGCTCGCCCGGACCTCTTGATCGAGCGAACTGGCGTCGTTGTAGACCTTAAATCAACCAGCGGAAGCGCTAGTCCGAGAGGTTTTCTACAGTCAGCGATCAAGTTTAACTATTTTTTCCAAGCGGCTTGGTATGCCCGGATATTAAAGCTCGAGGGCTTCGAGGTTAGAAAATTCATCTTCGCAGTTTGCGAGAAATCAAAACCACATGCTGCACACGCGCACGAAGTCAGCGAAGACGCTCTTGAGTATTATACGCCGATCGTTGAAAACACGATCAAAGAAATCGCTGAGTGCCATCACTCGAACCAATGGCCGACCGGCTGGGGCCATCATAGCGTTCTCGAGCTTCCTCACTGGATGAAAAAGGACGACTTTGATGGGTAAGATATCAGAGGTTCGCAGCCTATTAGAGCAAGCAAAAGAGGCGTCGCATCAGGTAGAGGTGATTGACCTAATCGATCAGGCGATCGCTAAATCATACCGGGAATATCGCAAGGTTGCGGCCCCTCCCCGGTCAAATCCTATGACGCTCCAGCGAGCGAGGCAAATCATAGAAACCTACAGAAAAAATCCGCGATTGAGTTGTGTACAAATTGCAAGTTTGCACGGCGTCAACCCGGGGAGAGTGAGCGAGCTTATCTCCGGCAAACATTCACTACAAAAAAATGGAGCACTGAAATGAAAAGAATGAAAAAGACGATTAAAAACGTTGAGTTTATCTATCCGCACTTAGATCGACCGTTCAAATACGATCCTACAAAAGAGCGCGATAATGGTGAGCTAGGCAAATCTGTCGAATGCGAGCCAACTGCTCCCACCGCTTCATGGTCTACAGATTTTGAAATCGACAAAGAGCGTGGCGTCCAGTTATATAAAGAAGCCGAGCAACTACTCGAAGCATATAAAAAAGATAATCCAAAATCAGTAAAGAAAACTGAGGAGCTTAGAGGCTATAAAGAGTTCCCCGATCGCCCGGACGTTTTACGCTTTCGAGCAAAGCTAGTATGTGCAGATAGTAAAACCGGCGAGATTAGAAAGCCTCCGACAATGGTGGGAGCTGATTTGAAACCAATTGAAAACCGGGACATATATACCGGGTCAAAGGGAGCGATCTCATTCGGAGCCTCAGTAACTCTTAACGGTAATACTGGCGCTCACGGCGTTACTTTCTGGCTTAATGCGGTCCAAGTCACTGAGCCGCTTTATAGCGCGACAGACTTAGACGGTTTTGACGCCGTTGAACCTTCACAATCTTATGAGAACCTAAACGATTTTCTAGAGGGAACTGAAGACACCGAGGGCAAAGATCAAAAGCAAGACGCTAATGATCTCGACGATGAAATCCCTTTTTAGGTCGTGAAAAGCTTATTTCGCATAACTTGGAAGTTTTTATCCGAGCGGCATCGATCGGCGGCGCGAGCTATCTGTTATGGCCTTGCGTCGAACACGACCGATAATTGGTTTAAAGTCTCCCGGATACTTCATTTTAGACTAAGCCCGGAGGAGCGAGCTGTTTTAGCGTACATGTGCTTACGCTCTCTCGAGGCGGATCAACGAGCGAAAATATATCATACACTGGAGGGACTGGAGGAGCGCTTAGGCTTCCCGGTCCCGGGAGTAATCGACGAGATAGCAGATGAGGCGGACTGGTGGGCGACGACCTCCAGCAAAGAAGAGCGTCGCGCCTACATCAGCGCAATTATACGACACATTAGCGAAGACGATCGGAAGGTCGTAGCAAATTTTATTATGGGAAGAACATGAAAGTGGTTAACGGAGGAAACTGGCTCGATCAATATAATCAAATGATGCACTCCGAGCCGGAGAACGAAATCCCCTTATTCGAAAGCGCCGACAGCTTTGCAACGAGGGAACTTGTGCCTATGGACTGGTTAATCGGTATGATGATCCCAGCCAATACAGTCACTTTATTAAGCGGCGACGGCGGTACTGGCAAAAGTCTCCTCGCGCTAAATTTAGCAATCAGCGTTGCAACCGGCGGCAAATTACCTTGGCTGGGAATGAAACCACAGCAAGGACCGGCGCTCTATGTCGGCGCTGAGGACGACCAGAACGAAATGCACCGGCGCATAAATAATATGATATGGAACCGGGCAGACATTAACTATAGCGATCTCGGCGATCTACATATTGCCTCGTTAGCTGCAAGAGACGCGCTTTTAAGCGTTGTGGACGCTCGAACGAATACGCTGGCCCCTTCGCCGCTTTTTGACCAAATACGCACTAAGATCGACGCTGAGAGGCCGAGAGTAGTCATTTTTGACACGTTGGCCGATTTGTTCCCGGGAAACGAGAACGATCGAGCGCAAGCTAGGCAATTTATAGGACAGCTTAGAAAGCTCTCAGTCGATTTTTCTACGACGATTATACTACTTAGCCACCCTAGTTTAAGTGGAATGGCGAGCGGAACCGGGACGTCCGGGAATACCGCTTGGAATAACTCAGTTCGCTCTCGATTATTTATGCAGCGCGTTAAAGACGACGGCTATGAGCCTGATAAGACTGCAAGAAAGCTAACCGTAATGAAATCAAATTACGGCGAGACTGGCCTCGAGGTTCACATGAATTACGTCGAGGGCTTCTTTGAGCCTGAGAAAACGATGGACAGCCTCGATCGGTCCTCGATGGACGCTAAAGCTGAGCGGATTTATCTGATGTTACTCGATGAATATACCAAGGCGTCGATAGAGGTATCCCCTAATTTCTCAAGCAATAACTCAGCGGCCACAGTGTTCGCCCGGTCAGATAAGCGAGAGGGAGTAACCAAGGCACAGTTTAAGTCGGCTCAGGAGCGGCTCCAGCTCGCCGGGAAAATCTGGATGGGAGAGCGCGGACCAGCGTCAAAGAGGGTCAAATATGTCGTAAAAGGGAGCCGTCCAGAATGACTTCGCGCCCCCTTCGCGCCCCTTCGCGCCCCCTTCGCGCCCTATTCGAGCGTTGGTTCGAGCGTTATTCGCGCCCCCTTCGCGCCCCCTTCGCGCCCCCTTCGCGCCCCCTGTTCGCGCCCCCCCCTTATACCCCCCCGGTATATTCTAAGGATTTTCCCCTCTTGGAGAGGGTCAATCCATGAATAATATAAAAGATATCGTCGAGCGTTTACGGTCGCTCGGCTTTGAAGCTAGAGCGGTCGAGTGCTCACCAGCTCGGCCTAGCTCTGTCGGTCCTTCAATAGATTACGCTGATCTCTCAGAAAAAGAATTTCGCCGGGTGATTTCTAAGGTTGACGATCTTCGGACGCTCGAGGGCATTGCGAACCGCCGGAAAATTCTGAACGCAAAAAAATTAAAAAAATGGAGCGAGGTTCAACGCTCAATAATTCTAGAGCAAAAATTTAAACTTGAGGCAAAGACAAAGATTGACACCAGAAGACGAGGAAAAGCTCGGGCGACAAATGTTAATGTATGAGCGCACTTGCTACAAATTAGGTTTAAGAGGTTTTGTCCCGGCGGATATCTGGACTGGCCGGTTTGAGCCTGTTTACCTCCCAGATAAAGCGGTCGAGATATATGAGGTTCTGCTAAATAATCCTGACTTAACGAACGAAGACCTCTCAATTGCGCTCGGTTATAATAACCAGCTTATCAGAAATCATTTATCTTTTTTAACCCGGCGAGGAATTGTTCGCGGTTTCGACGAGGATCAAGTCAATAAACGTGGCCCGGTTAAATTGAAATATCGAGTTGTCAGAAAAATAAACAGGAGGCGAAAAGAGTGAAGAGAACAGATAACAAAAGAACTGAGGCGTTATTTCGGAGCGGCGATAAGATTAATGGACCGCGTAATAAAGATTATGGCGATCCGAAAGCAAACCTAACGGACACGGCGAAACGCTGGGGAAGAAAACATGCGTGGGAAGTTTGCCTCGATAACATCGATCAAAAGATTTCGCGAATGAGAACATCCGGGAAGTTTCACGACGACAGTTTCATCGACATTATTGGTTACGCTGCAATTGCAATCGAGGTCTACGATGGCGATGACAAATGACTTGATTGATAAAATGCGATCGCACGACTGGCATACAACGCTAAGAGATGGCGAGGAGCTGGCGCGAAAGAATATCCGATCCGACAAGACGGTGACAATGCCTCGTATAGCGTGGGAGCTGCTTAGAGAGGCGGCTTTTGTTTCCCGGGTAAGTTATACGGCTCCTCCTCGTTCCGGCTTTCCCTCGCGCTCTGCAATGCCTGAGAGCGTAGACGAGGTTACTCACTGGGCGTTGATCTCTGCATTCTTACGCGGTGAGCTGGATACATTGCCGGAGGATAGCTCTAAGGCTCCCCGGCCCTCGAGCGTTCAGATTGATCGCGCTGATGTAATCCTTGATCTATGGCATCAGGTCGCGTTGGTTCACTTAGGCGACAAGAAAAGATTGCGTCGAGCTGTCTATGAGATGGCTCTAGGTTTGAAGTCTCAAAAGATTTGTGCAGCTCATGGCATAAATTATAAACGTTTGAGCGCTGCTAAGGTTACAGCAAGCGAAGACATGGCTCAAATGATTGATAAATATAATAAAAAACAATTTTGACTAAATTGGCAAAAATAGAAAATATATGGATATAATCGCGAGAAGTGTACGCAAATCAAGCGGTTAGCGCGTCGCTCGGCCCTTTCCTCCCATATTGTTTAGTTTCTTCGCTACAAATCAGGGTCGAGTGATGCCAATGAAATCTAACGAATATAAAAAATTATATATGTCCCGGCGCTGGAAGGCGATCCGGGAAGTCGTACTGGCTCGAGACAAGTATCGTTGTCAGGTTAAAAACTGTGGACAATTTTTGCAGTCCGGCCGCAATCATGCTCGGTCGGCTGTTGTGCATCATATCGAGCCGCATAAAGGAAACTTAGGATTATTCTATGATCTCGAAAATCTTCAAGCCGTTTGCTGGACTTGCCACAGCGGTGAAATCCAAAGCGAGGAAGCTTTGGGATATTCTAAAACGATCGGCGAAGACGGTTGGCCGGTTGATCCTAAATTTCCTAACGCTTAGGTGGTTATTTCGTAAAAAATAAGCCCCCGCCCCTTTTCTCTAATGTTTTCAATAACTTAGGGGGTGGTCAGAAAACAAAGTTAGAGCAACGTCAAACCGGCGCGTGGGGTTTTCGTTTTTTGCAAATACAAAAAAGATAAGAAAAATATGAGAAAGCAGAAAGTCACAAGTAAAGAAGCGCAGATAGAGGCAGCGCGAAAAGCACTAGGAGAAATCCGAGCACCGGCGACAGTTCCTCTTGAGGACGACGACTTGCCATTTTTCAAAGCGGTGATCGAAGAGTTTGCTCGCAGCGAGTGGACCGACCACCAGCTTGAGATTGCGGCAATGATGGCCCGGACCATGCGCGACCTCGAGGAAAACCAGCGCGAGCTGAGAGCTGAGGGTTATATAACAGTGCGTCCTAGTAACGGTACGACTGTTGAAAACCCGAGAGCGAGAGTTGTGAAAAGCTTAACCGGCGACTTGCTTTCATTGCGTCGCAGCTTGGGCGTTCATGCGCGTGCGAAAGCTGAGCCTCGAGAGGCTGGTCGTAACACTAAAATTCTAAAGGGATATGAGGCAAACAATCCGCTCGAGGATGATTTGCTGGCGAGGCCAAACTAATTGAAGCGCAGCGAAAAGATTATCAAGTTCATCGAGCGTTATTGTGTAGCGCCCGAGGGCAAGTATGTCGGCCAGCCGATCAAGCTGTTACCGTTTCAGAAAAAATTTATTAAAGAGGTTTACGACAATAAAGCCGGGACGTCCCGAGCTTACTTAAGCGTCGCGAGAAAAAACGGAAAGTCGGCGTTGATAGCGTCGCTCGTTCTCGCTCACTTAGTTGGCCCGGAGGCAAAACAAAATTCGCAAATAATATCTGGCGCTCGATCTCGAGAGCAAGCCTCGCTGGTCTTTAAGCTCGCTGAGAAAATGGTCAGGCTAAGCGACGAGCTAATGAAGCTAGTCCGAATAGTACCCTCGCAAAAAATGCTAATCGGCCTGTTGATGAATGTAGAATATAAAGCGATCTCGGCAGAGGCTGGGACAGCTCACGGCTTAAGTATGTCGCTCGCTATTCTAGATGAAGTCGGTCAGGTTCGCGGCCCGGTCGATCCTTTTATCGAGGCGATCGAAACGGCCCAAGGCGCTCACGAAAATCCGCTGTTGATTGCAATATCGACACAAGCGGCGACCGATGGCGACTTGTTTTCTATCTGGCTCGACGATGCAGCAAACGCGAACGATCCCAGAATTGTCTCGCATCTCTACAGTGCTCCTAAAGAATGCGAGATAATGGATCGCTCGGCTTGGCGAAAAGCAAATCCGGCAATCGGAAAATTTCGCTCGCTGTCCGATCTTGAGGACTTTGCTGTCCAAGCTGAGCGATTACCAGCTAAGGCGAACTCGTTTCGCTGGCTATATTTAAACCAGCGCATCGAAGCGCAATCACCATTTTTGTCCCGGGCGGAATGGCAGCTCAACAGCGCATTGCCTAAGATCGAACCGGGAGACACTTGTTTCGCTGGACTAGACCTTTCGTCTTCGAGAGATTTGACAGCGCTTGTTCTAGTGTTTCCGAAGGACGATAAGTTTCACGTCGTTCCTTATCTCTGGCTCCCGGAGGACGGACTGAGAGACAAGGCTCGCGAGGCCAAAATCCCTTGGGACTTATGGGCTGAGCAAGGTCACTTGTTGACGATCCCCGGCCCGGTGATTGTCCCGGAGGTTATTGCTCGAGCGGTCGCTGAGATCGCGGATACATATGATCTCGTTCATTTGGCTTATGACCGCTGGAGAATAAACGACTTTCAGCGCGAGCTAGATAATATCGGCGCAGCGATCCCGATGAAGTCATTCGGACAAGGGTTCAAAGATATGGCCCCGGCTGTTGATAAGATCGAGCAACTGGTCGCGGAGCGTCGTCTCTGTCATGGCGATCATCCAGTTTTAAATATGTGCGCCGCTGGTGCAGTCGTTCAAGCCGATCCAGCCGGTAACAGAAAATTAAACAAAGCGAAAAGTTATTCGAAAATTGACGGACTTGTAGCGTTAGCAATGGCTCTCGGAGCTATGTCGCAAGAGGAAACTCAACCGAGCGTTAGTCCTTGGGACGATCCAGATTTTAAACTCTCGGCGTAAAGGAAAAAAGTAATGGGCGTTTTTGACGTATTTAAAAAAGCTGAGGCTCGATCGATCGAGAACCCTAGCGTCCCGGTAAGCTCTGAAAACTTTTTTCAGCTCATGGGATTTAACTCATACGGAACGACCGCTGGTATCACTGTCAATATTGAGGCGGCTTTAGGCGTCCCGGCGGTTTGGTCGGCGGTTAATTTTATATCTGGCACATTAGCCGGACTTCCTCTCGAGGTTTACCGGGACAATGAAAAGGTTACGACTGGCGTCGGAAGCTGGCTTGATCGAGCTGTTAATCCCGGCTTAAGTTCTTATGACTGGCGGAAGTATTCGTTCGAGCAAGTCTTAACCGGCGGACGTTCTGCGACTTTAATCATTCGCAATGGCAACGGAGAGACGACTGATTTAGTCCCTCTAGACCCGGCGGATATTACTGTCGCGGAAACGTTAGAGAACGGATACCCGAGCAAGGTCTATCGCAGTAAGTCAGCAAGTTATCAGGCGAGCGAAATCCTTGATCTAACCTTTATGGTTAAAAACAATCAGCTCGATATTCGCGGCCCAATAGCAACCAACAGAGATATTATAGCGCTTGCAATTGCAAGTTCTCGTTATGGAGCGAAAGCATTTCAAAGCGGCGGTATTCCCCCGGCTGTCTTACAAGGACCGTTCAATTCTGGAGCCTCGGCGTCTCGAGCGTCTGAAGACGTAGCGAACGCAACGGCTAAGCTGGCTCAGGAAGGTCGTCCGATTATGGCATTGCCTCTCGGACATGAGCTGAAGTCGATCGGTTTTTCCCCGGATCAAATGCAGCTCTTAGATTTGCAACAATTCTGTATTGAGCAAATCGCTAGAATTTACAGTCTCCCCCCGGTGTTCTTGCAAGATTTATCGAAGGGAACTTATTCAAACGTTGAGCAACAGGACTTGCATTTTGTTAAGCATACGCTCCGCCGCTGGATTGAACAGTTCGAACAAGAAATGAATTTAAAGCTCTTCGGTCGAGCAAGCGATTTTAGCGTTCGGTTTAATGTAGACAGCTTGCTTCGAGGCGATCTTAAAACCCGGATGGAAGCACACTCTCAGGCAGTGCAAAACGGAATTAAAACACCGAATGAGGTTCGCGCTCAGGAAGGTCTTGAGCCGTTGCCGGGTGGTGATGATTTAATGATCCAAGGCGCGACAGTTCCGATCACATTACAAGGCGGCTCAAGTGCCAGTTCCGAATAAGGCAATGAGGGAGCAAGCTCGTCAGGGCTTGGAACTTCGAGAGGAATATGGACGCGGCGGAACCGCTGTCGGCGTTGCTCGAGCGCGAGATATTATGAACGGCGCGAACCTCTCGATGGAGACGGTCGGCCGAATGAAATCATACTTCGCTCGTCATGGTGCAAACTTCGCTGAGCATTACGGCGAGAAGGAGGCGGACGGCGGACCGAACGCATTTACAATCGCTTGGAAGCTTTGGGGCGGAACGCCGGGTCGAGCTTGGGCGAATAGAATTTTTGATCAAGAGGATAATGATAGAATGTTAGACAGAGCTGCACCTGATGGATTAGCAGTCGGAGATTATGTCGTTTGGGACAGCTCTGGCGGTCAAGCATACGGCCGGGTTCGCCGTATTGTTAGAGATGGGGAAATCAATGTTCCTGATACCGACTTCACAATTACCGGGACAGAAGACGACCCGGCGGCTCTTATCATGCTCTATCGAGAGGGCGAAGATGGCTGGCGTCCAGCCGGTCAACTTGTCGGACATAAGTTTTCGACGCTGACAAAAGTTCAAGAACGATCGGTCCAGTTTGAAACGGAAGACCGACATATTCAGCAAATAACAGAAACCGAAGATCAAATCATTATCGTGTTCGGAAAGTCCGATGAATACGTCGATGATAGCGAGGGCGATGAAATGGACGAGGCAGCATACGGAAAGAAAAAGAAAAAGAAAAAATACGAGCGCGAAGCTCGTCAAGTAGCTGGCCTCGAGGTTAGGAACCTAGACAATAACACGGTTACTGTTGAGGGATATGCAGCGGTCTTTAATCAAGAGACAACGATCGGCGGACAGTGGCGCGAGCAAATAGCTCCGGGCGCTTTCTCTGATGCTCTTAATCGAGACGACGTTGTATTCCTAATTAATCACGACGGTTTACCATTGGCTCGAACTCGCTCGGGAACCTTAGAGCTTTCTGAGGACGATCATGGTTTAAGAATGAAAGCGAGCCTCGATCTAAGCGATCCCGACGTCCGCTCCATTGTCCCGAAAATGAAGCGCGGAGATTTGGATAAAATGAGTTTCGCTTTCATGCCTACTCGACAAGCTTGGCAAGACGGCGAAGAAATGCCTCTTCGAACAATTCAAGAGGCTAGTCTTTACGACGTCTCTATTGTCACTACTCCAGCATATGCTGGAACTGACATAGGACTTCGCAGCTTTCAAGAATATCAAGAACGACGATCCCGGAGCCAAGCGGCTCGGCGTCTAAGAATGAAGTTAAAATTGTTAGGCTAGACCTTAGCTCCTGGCACTTTTTAACAAATAAAAACAATAACTTAAATCTTATTTGAGATAGGATCGGGTGCTCCCGATCTTGGCCCATTTTTTTCCTCCCCCGAGCCTTGGGCAAGCTCGCAACGTAAGGAGACGTAATGTCTGGACTTAAATCTCTTCGGGAGCAATTCGCTAA